GAAAACTGCCATGATCGGTTGTTGTTCAAGATTGACCGCATGAGCAGAGGGAAAGTGGAAGTATTCACCAAGGGGGCATTTTATAAACACAAATGGCAGAAAAGACTGCGGAACGGCAAGCTGTGTGCGTTAAAGAGCGGCAAGGCTACTGTCCGCATGGTTACGATAACCAAAGACAAAAAGCTGAATGGAGGCAACGAAAGCCAGTTGCCGACATGTGATAATTGCCCGGATTGGAAGCATTGTTCGGTGCATCACAAGATACATAAAGTAAACGAGAATTTACGCAAAGGAAAAATATACACTCGAGAGGTGAAAATAGTTAAACTCGCCGGCAATGAAATTAAATACAGCGATTTGAAAGGCTGGAGCGGCATAATAACCAACGCGGATGGTATTGCGTTTGCAAAGTGGATGCATGTGCCTAAAGTGGGTAGAAATAAAGAAGTGTGTAAAATGATAGGGTTTTGTCCCGGGTATAAATATCGCGGTAAATTGCGCAGAGAGATATTTTTTCTTTATTCCAACAAAAGCCTGATCATACCGGAGCCGACTACAGAGCGTTTGTACGCATGGAAAAAGAACGGGGAACGGATGGCTACACGGTGAGTTGAGATGCAAAGACAGGAGTATATTGATTTGAACAGTACGAGGAGGAGTTATTAAAAAGCTGTTTATTCTGTTAACCGCCTTCATGGCGGTGTGTTGTTTCGCGGCTGAAACGCTGAAAATCACCATTAAAAACTCACGCAAAGATGCCGAACTGTGCGCAAAGGTGCGGATTGAGGCAGTGGTAAACCTGTTTACCGTGCCGAGGGTATTGACAATGCCGAAGCCGGAGCTTAACGGCGACGGGCGGACAATGGTTTTTGAAACGGAACTGCCGGGCGACATCAAAGATATAGATTCACTCGGCATACGCACATTAATTCCCGAAGAATGGAAGATAAGCCGGGTTGAGGTGCAGGTTCCAGGCGACAAAGTGTGGAAGTTTTCAGGCCCGTATTATTTGTCTTCCGACAAGTCCAAACAGCAGGAAAACTGCCATGATCGGTTGTTGTTCAAGATTGACCGCATGAGCAGAGGGAAAGTGGAAGTATTCACCAAGGGGGCATTTTATAAACACAAATGGCAGAAAAGACTGCGGAACGGCAAGCTGTGCGCGTTAAAGAGCGGCAAGGCTACTGTCCGCATGGTTACGATAACCAAAGACAAAAAGCTGAATGGAGGCAGCGAAAGCCAGCTGCCGACATGTGATAATTGCCCGGATTGGAGAGAGTGTGGTGTTCACTATAGAATACACAAGATTAATGAGAATTCTCGCAGAAGGAAAAAATACACTCGAGAAGTAAAGATAGTCAGCATTACCGGCAATGAAATTAAATACAGCGATTTGAAAGGCTGGAGTGGCATAATAACCAATGCAGAGGGGGTTGCGTTTGCTTCATGGGCCCATGTGCAAAAGACGGAATATAACAGAGGAAAAGGCAAGTTGATTTTCTTTTGTCCCGGGTATAAATATCGCGGTAAATTGCGCAATGACACATTCAAGCTCTATCCCAACAAAAGCCTGATCATACCGGAGCCGACAACAGAGCGTTTGTACGCATGGAAAAAGAACGGGGAACGGATGGCTGCACGGTGAGTTGAGATATGCAGCGGAGAAGTAATCACTTTTAAAAATTTTTACTGGCGCATCAGGGAAATTATATGCTGCCAGCCTCCTGACTTTTATTCATATTCCGGTGTGTTTTTAAATCAATCTATTTTGCAAGAAGTAATTTGATTATCAGGTTTTTGGGGCTATGTGGAATAATTAAGTTATATGAAGTATTAGCAAGGATAAAGTTTTAAGTAAAAATGGAATTGTATAGTACTTGTGATTAAAAATATATACTTGACTAAATATAAAACTGGGTATATAGTTTCTATGCGCAAATAGAACTATTAGTTGTGTTTATTAACAAAAGAGCTCAAGGTATGGCAAAGCAAGCTGACAACGGCAAACTTACCGACAAGCAGCGGTTATTCGTGAAAGAATATCTGGTTGATCTTAATGCTACACAGGCGGCTTTACGTGCTGGCTACTCTCCTAAGACTGCGTTTGCCATTGGTTATGAGAACCTTACAAAACATTACATACGGGAGGCGGTTGAGCGTGAAATGAAGAAGCGTGAGCAGCGTATTGAGATTACAGCCGACAGGGTTCTTGAGGAATTCGCAAAAATAGCGTTCACCAATCTTCCCGGAATTGTCGACTACAGCAACGGCATGATGACGATAAGTAACTTTGAAGAGCTGACGGATGAGCAGAAAGCCTGCATTAAGAAATTCAAAGTGAAGACCATGACCCGGCTGGACAGAGACGGCGAGGCGACGGAAGTTGACACGATTGAACTGGAAATGAACGACAAGCTCAAGGCGCTGGAAAAGCTGGGGCACCATCTGGGTCTGTTCGCGCCCAAAGTCAATGCGAAAGAGAATGGAGACGGCGGCTTTACGTTTGAATTTGTCATGCCTGGCTCGGAGGGTGCAAAATAAGTGGTAAAATCCAGATATATAGCAGAAAAGACACCTTCCCAGTTTCACCTGGATGATGATCCCAGGCGCGGGATAATGGGCCCGGTTGGTTCGGGCAAGTCGGTCGCCTGTGTTGCCGAGGTGATGAAGCGTGCGCTTGAGATTCCTCCTGGCACCGACAATGCGCGGCGTTCGCGGTGGCTGGCGGTGCGCAACACATACGGGGAACTGAAAACAACCACAATCAAGACATGGCAGGAGTGGTTTCCGCAGGAAGTGTGCCCTCTGGTATTTGATTCACCGATCCGCGGCACTGTTTCGCGTCTGTTGCCAGACGGGACGCGGCTTGAATTTGAGATATTATTTATTGCGCTTGACCGTCCTGACCACGCCAAAAAGGTTTTGTCCCTTGAAATAACCGGAGCGTGGATCAATGAGGCGCGCGAGCTGCCGAAAAAGATTGTTGACGCGGTGTTTTCGAGGACGGGGCGCTACCCGGCGAAGAAGAGTTTCAGTGCAGAATACCTGGCAGAATGCGAAACCGCGAACAAGCCTCCGTACTGGTCTGGCATGATCATGGACACGAATCCACCGAATACGCGTCACTGGTGGTACCGTTTAGCGGAAGAGGAAAAGCCAGCCGGCTGGAAGTTCTACCGCCAGCCGGGTGCACTGATAAAGAAAGCCGGGTGGTATTCCGCAAATCCAGCGGCAGAGAATGTTCAGAACCAGCCGAAAGGTTATCAATACTGGCTTGACCTGCTTGGCGGAGCAGATGAGGAGTGGATAAAAGTAATGGTTCAGGGGGATTACGGTAGTGTGTTCGACGGGAAGCCGGTTTACCATGATCTTTATGCGGATTCAGTGCATCATTCGGACACGGCACTGGAAATATTCCGGGGTCTGCCGCTGTATCTGGGTTGGGATTTTGGTTTGACCCCGGCGTGCATCATGGGGCAGATCGTCCCGACCGGCCAATTCAAGCAGGGGCAGTTAAGGATTTTACGGGAATATTGTGCAGAAGACATGGCGATAAGGCATTTTGCGTGCGACATAATCCGCCCGGTACTGCAAGGTGAATTTGCCGGAATGCAGATAATCAGCGAATGTGACCCGGCGGGAACGCAACGTGCGCAGACAGACGGGAGCACCTGCATCCAGGAGCTGAATGCTGCGGGAATACCCACAAATCCGGCGAGGACCAACGCGTTTCTGACGCGTCGTCAGGCGGTGGCTGGATTTCTTCAGAAGCGTTACGGAGAAACGCCGGCGTTTCTGCTTGATCCCTCGTGCCAGATTCTGCATGAGGGTTTTATTGGCGGTTACATGTTCAAACGGCTGGCGGTAACCGGAACGGAAAAATATAAGGAAGAGCCGGAAAAGAACGAGTTTTCGCATCCGCATGATGCGCTTCAATATCTGGCGCTCAAGGTTGAGGGGCCGCTTGTCCAGGCTTCCGACATCGGGCGGGTTAAAATAGATTTCGGACACCAGGCAGGCTGGGGAGGATTTGTTTAATGAAAATAGGGATAAAGAGTTTCAAGGGTATCGCGCCGCGTTACGCGGAAAAGATGCTGCCGGACGACATGGCGACTATAGCTGACGGCTGTGAGCTTCTGGGCGGCAAGCTTCAGCCCAAGGCGCTGACGGCAACGGTAGACACGAGCGAGGAAGCCGGAAAGATTTGCGAAGTACAGGGACCAATTGTGAATGACGAGTACAAGCGGATTTATTACACAGACGGAGTTGGTCCATTGATGGTAAAAGGCACATTTGATCCGGAGCGCGAGGTAAAGTTTCCGACGCCGCCCGCCCCGGCTGGTCTTGAACGGGTAAAAGCGGTAGAGGAGTTGATAACGGAAGAGCTGAGGGCGTGGGGAGTGTATGTTTACGGCACAAAAACTGAATTGACCTTTCTAGAGCTGGTGAAGGATGGGGATAGAAAGATTGCGCGTTTTCATTTTTCCGGATTAAAAGACGGGCAGATAACTGGGGGAGTGCTAGTTTATCCGGTCTATCAATTATGGATACCCAATAAAGACGTTTCCATTCCTGTGGGTGATTCTGAAGATGAATCAGCATATTATCATCTACTGCCGGAAAAATTCAGTTCAAATCTGTCGGATGGCTCAAATATTGAGATCAGAAGCGACAAGAACAAGCTTATCGGCTATTGCTATGTAGAGTCTTACAGAACCTATGACAGCGAAACCCCCACTGAAGATTCCCCAGAAGCAACCACGGAGAACACTACAAGCATTACCATACCAGGGCGCAAAGTGGAATTCATCCTGAACATCGCCTATGCTGACACCGCCAAGGATTATTATTACGTGACACGATATGTTGATGACCTCGGGGTTGAGGGCCCCCCCTCTGAATTATCGGAGCGAATAACGAGATACCCGGGGGAAAAGATAAGGATCGGCGATCTTGGAGCGTCTCCCGGCGGCAACATCCAAAAGGTCCGCATTTACCGTTCAGCGGGAACCGAGCAGGAAGACGGGTTTTACTTTTTAACTGAGCTGGACATTACGGCGACCGGATTTATCGACGACCTGGAAGATGAAGAGCTTGCGGAAAAGATGCCGAATTTCGGGAATCCTCCTGACGGGCTGGATAACCTGGTGCGGTGTTCGGGCGGATTTCTTGCGGCGAACAAAGGGCGCGACATCTGGTTTTCCGATCCATATCTGCCGCATCAATGGCCTTACAAGTATGTTCTCAACGTTGATAATGATATTGTCGGGATGGCTTCGCGTCGCAATACGCTGGTAGTCATGACTGACGGCAAGCTTTATTTATTTGTGGGCAACCGTCCGGATATGATGACGCCGGTTGAGGTGGCATTTGAGCAGCCTTGCCTGACGCGCCGCGGGATTGTGAAGATCAACGGCGATGTATTTTATCCGAGCCCTGACGGGCTGGTCGCGGTGACTGACGGCGGGTTCAAGGTGCTGACGCGCGGTACATTCCGCAAAGAAGACTGGCAGGCGCTTGAGCCTGCAACATTTATTTCAACTTCGCATGATGAGCGCTACGTGGCGTTTGCAGGAGCCGGCTGGACAAAAGCGTGGATATTCAATTTACATGAGGATATCTGCACTTCGTGGGAACAGGGCAGCATGGGAGCGGTATGGCAGTCAAAAGTATTTGAGTTTTCCTGTCCGCTGAACTGGAATGCGCTGCAGGTGACAGCGGAAGATTATCCTGTAACAGTAAAGTTATTGAGTGGAGGAGAAGAGTACGGGTCGTATGATGTTCATTCCCCAGATGTAATGCGCCTGCCGCTGACCCGGCGAGAAAAAGAGTGGCAGATCAGAATAGAAACAGATTACCGCGTTGACGGGGCGGTTCTGGCAACCAGCGTCAGGGAGATTTAGCAATGGCAAGCGTCAAAGAAATAATCGGCAAGCGCCAGACCTCAATTCCTGATACCACATGTATTCAAGACCAATATGAAAAACAGTTGTTTGACGCAATAGTCAAAAGCATTGACGAACTGCGCAGGCGGGATGTGATAGCCGAGTTTGTGGAATTTTCAAGTACAGTGGAGTTCAGGAATATCATTTACGGGTACATTGAGAGTTTCATCCGTGAGAAATTCACGGCGGAGGACTTTGTGCGCAACGTGAAGATTGAAGACTTGACGTTAAAGCAGGAAAAGAAGCGGATATTCACCATCAGCCCGGCGACAGTGCCGGGGCGTAGGGAAGATGTGATTGTTGAAGGCAAGGAGTGCTGACAATGGGAGAGCAGTATTTCTGGATGCATAACGGTGAAATAATCATGGAAGGCGGCAAGATCGTGTTCTGTGAGCATTTTCCGTGCTGCTGTCCCTACACCGAGGAAAACATTGAGGAATGCCCGTGTTATATTCTGGGTTCCCAAGACCCGGAGTGCTGCCCGTATTACGGGTTTGAGGATGAATATGAATGCTGCCAGGGACCGTGTCCGGTAACACCGCCCGATCCGCCTCCCGGTCCTGATCCTGATGATCCGCCTCCCGGTCCTGATCCTGATGATCCGCCTCCCGGTCCTGATCCTGATGACCCTCCTCCCGGTCCCGACCCTGATCCCGATCCTGATCCTGATCCTGATCCTGATCCTGATCCCGACCCCGATCCCAGCGGAAGTTCTTCGACATCAACAAGCACAGACCCGCCGTTGAGCGATGACTGGTACGGGGCGTTTGCGATATGCTGCAGCCACCCGGATGAACCTTCGTTCTGCGAATACCGGATTTACATCTGCCATGTGCAGAGCGTGAACATAGTGGACACAATGTGGATTCCGGGGTTTGTGCCGATCGGCGGCACCAAGGAGGTACTGGGCGAAGTTTACAAGGTTTACCAGGCAAAGCCGGATGTGTTTACCAGCAGGCTGGAGGCAGAGGCGTGGTTTGGGCAGGAGGCGCTTGAGGATTGGGATGACCTTGCCCGTAAAATTTGCTGTACCTGCAAAGACTTCACGCCTGACGGGTACGCGCATTATGTGGTGGACGTGTGTACGTCGGACAACTGGTCGGACATGTCCACGCCGTGTTATACGCGGGCGCGAACAATAATGTCAGTACTGCCGCCGCAAGCAATAGAAGAGTGTTATATCCGCGAGTCTTACGGCTGGTGGACGTATGAAAAGCGGCATGTAATCGGCGGCCCGTTTGACAACCTGTGTGTTGCCGGGGCGTGGCTGGACGCAAACAAGCCTGACTGGTATGATCCGGCATTGGGCGACTGGCGTGAATCGGATATATTTATCAGTGAGGAAACAGGCGAATTCAACGAGTATACCAGGAGCTACTACAATGGCCATGATCCGCAAACCGCCGTGCCGGGGGATTGTTCATGTCCTTACTGGTATGTGACGGCTACAGCGATAAACAACTGGTATACGTATTATCTTTCATTCGGCACTGTATTCCTGACGGATATTTCAATATACCCTTCAGGGGATGTCAACTCATGTGTCTCTATTGAGGCAGGTCCATTTGCCACTAAATCAGAGGCGGATGCGGTAACCGCACAGATGAACGCGAATTACGGGTTCAGCGGATTGAGGGATATCGGACCAGGCAACTATCCGGCGCAGTATGCGGCATGGATGCCTCGTTCTGAACTTTGCAACTCATCATAAGGAATCAAGATATGAAAAACATGAAATGTCACAATTGCGCAATGAAGCACCTGTCGGCGGCAATGAGCTACGGCAAAGAGGTGATGTCCGGGCACGGGCAAGGCGCGGAGCTGGACCATCGCCCGGATTTTCTTGGCGAACTGATCAATGCAGAACATCACATGGAGTTTCTGGATAACGTGTTGTTCCGCGCGATCACGGATTTCCGGCGTTCATTGCAGGAAGAGGGATTGAATTTAAAGCCGGAGCATATTGACCGTTTGCGGCGTTTATGGCTGGCGGTTGACAAGCTGTCAAGCGGGGCAAAAACCAAAGATAAAAAAGGGTGCAGCACGTGCGGTTCAAAGAAGAAAAACAAAGAAGTTTCCGAACGGCAAGAAAAACAAAGACTGCCTGACGGGGTTTTTGATGTGGTCATTCCGCTGTGGAGCAAAGATTCAGGGCGTGACAGGGAGGAACTGCGCTATGCACTGCGTTCAATCGAGCGCAATCTGGCTGGATACCGTGATGTGATTGTGGTTTGCGACAATGCACCGGACTGGCTGCAGGACGTGAAAGTGATCGATTCGGTCCCGGACGACAGCCGGAAGAACATCAACCTGTTCCGCAAGCGGCTGAAGGCGGCAGAGGATTCGGACGCAGATTACAATATTTACTGGTGTGATGACTATATCCTGCTGAACCGTATGGAGGCGCGGGATATTCCGGTGCTGACGGGGGGCAGAAACCTGCTTAATTACAAAAATGATTCCCGTGTGTGGCATCAGGTATTGAGAGCTACTGGAGAAGCCCTGCACAAGTACGGCAGGAGCACAATCCACTGCGAGGAGCACATTCCCTCAGTATTTGAGCGCAGTAAGTTAATAGAACTAGGGAATGTATTTAAAAAAGAACGTGAATTGGAACCGGGACTGGCTGTATGTGCGCTTTATCACAACTACTACGGCTCTCCGCTTTACGGGCTTGACGGGCGGAAAGCGACGTTTGAAAGCGACGCCGGGGGGCCTGGCAAGGTCAAAGTGCAATGTTCCGGCAAAGATTTTCTAGGTTACAATAATGCGGGATTTGAATCCGGGGTGAGCGAGTTCCTGCAAGAAATTTTTCCCAATAAATCAAAATATGAAAAACAAGGAAAGGAGAGCTGATTATGTTAATGTCAATGGTACCAATACTGACGCAGACTGCCGCTGATTTTGCAGCCGAGATGAAAGCCCTCAACTCGGGAAACAACATTCAGGTTAGAAAAGACGGGAATGTTCCGCAAATCCAGAACAGCAAGGGATATTCGCTGGGATCGAACAAGAGCAGCGGGCTGAGAAATTCTTACGGCAACAGTTTCCGTAGCGGCTTGCAGAACCTGAGCAACTACGGAAGCCAGGCGGCAAACATGGCCGGAAGCCTGAGCAATATGGGGAATGCCCTGTTCAGCCAGTTCAACCAGCGGTTCAAGCCGGCGATGAACGCAGCGGCAAAGCTGGCGAATGTAAGCGAACAGCAGATGGCAGACCAGGCGACAATGGGGGTAAACCAGGCATTTGATAAAATGGCAGACCAGCAGAACCGTCAACTGGCGCGTTACGGCATCAGTCCCACCAGCGGACGCTTTCAGGGGAAACAGCAGGACTTGAATCTGATGAGGGCAGCGGCGGAAGCCGGGGCACGCAACCGTGCGAGGATACAGGCCCGCGACTTGTCGTTCAACCGGAATATGCAGCTGGCAGGAATGGCGTCTCCGCTGGCGAGTTATGCCACAAGCAATTACGGAGCAGCGACCGGCGCGCTGGGTACTGCGGGGAATCTGCAAAATGCATACAATAATTACACCCGGACCGCGGCGGCAGACCAGGCTGCATATGAAGCGTACTCCGGATTTGACTTTTAAAGCAAGGGGGCAGTTATGACTGAATACGCAGGAGCATTGCAGGGGTTGAGGCTGGCACGTTCAGACCGGCAGAACCAGGTGGAAAGTGATCGTAGATTACAGCACATGGGTCATCTTGAGGCCATGGAAACGCGGCGTGCGGACATTATGGATGCCAATGCCAGGCACTCGCGCGATATGGAAAGCAAACGTTATAACCTGGAGAATAACCGCTACGAGCTGGCAAAGAAGCAGAGTGAGCTGGACGCAAAACTGAAAAACAGCCAGCTTGCCCTGAATGAGGCACGGCTTAATTCCTTCAAGCATAAATTCAATGTAACCAAGGAAGAATCCGAACACGCCAAGCAAATGCGTGAAGACAAGAAATTCGCGACGCTGTTCCCGTCGCATAAATCCAGAATGATATTTGACGTGTACCATTCCGGGCGCGACGCGAATGACATATTGAAAGAATACCGGAACAAGACCGCCAAGGACATCACTGGAATATCAATTAATCCAGACGGGGGCTTTACCGTGACCAACAGCGCGGGGGAGCGCAAGGTTTTCACCAAGGGTCAGGCGTATGCAATAATGAGCCTGGAGACGCAGCGGAGAAAAGAAGAGTCAGATGCGGCTAAAGCGTTACGCCGTCAGTTCAACGGTAAGATCCGGCAGGAGAAAACACCTGCAGAAGTACCTGGTCACGCGATTGCCGCAGGCATAAGGAACGGGTATGACATGCCTGAACTTCACCTGAAAGACAAGAGTGGTAAATATATTATGGATAAAAACGGTAAGGCGATTTTAAATCCCGCGGCTAAAGGTTACGTGGATTCCTTTACCGCCCTCCGCCAGCAGAACCCTAACGCCTCTGATGACGATATCGCAAAAAGAGCGGCGCGAATGCAGGGGATTATACACGCGAGCCAGTATGAAGCGACTGCAAAGAAAAAGAGCGATGAATTAAAGAAACATCCATTCCGCAACCTGAACTGGTATGAGTGGCTTAGCCCGACAGTTGCCGGAATAGAACTATTCAAGGCCTGGAATGGCAATTCTCCAGAAGTAAACCAGCTCACAAAAAAAGCCCAGCGCTTGAGAAAAGATCAAATCCAGAGGCGTGGTCCTTTGAACGGGCAGGGGGAAAGCGGCGAAGTCAGGCAGGCGCTCAAGTGGCTGGAAGCCAACCCGAACCATAAAAGCGCGCCGAAAGTCAGAGCCGCGCTGGAAAACCTGAAAAAACAGAATCAAGCATAAGAGGATAATGCCATGAGTTCTTATGATGTAAAAAAAGAGCCGTACAAAAACGGTTTTGACCCGGATGAGTTTACAAGCCGCGTCAATGCGGGACTGGCAGGCACCGGCGGGACAAGGCTTGATTCGTCAAATGTGCCGTACTATTCCGACGAGCAAATATCAGACCTGTTGTCGCCGCGGCTGACGGAAGAAGAAATAAGTTCTATTTTTCCTTCCGACGGCAAACGCATTCTGCCGCAAAAAGAGCTTGAATTCCAAAGACATTTAAAAGGCCATAACAATCAACTTTACCTTGAACACACGGGGCAGTCCGGCAAGCTGAACCAGGAGCCGTATGAGATATACAATGCGGACAAGGAGTATTATGAGCAGTTCCTTGAACGTTCGGATATTTCGGATGAGTTCAAGGCGAGCTTGCAGACTCCCTGGAAGATATTTGTCAACAATGAACTGCCGTTATTTGCGAAAAATGCCTGGAAGCGTTTGAAGCGCGGTTATGAATCTACCGGAAAAGCCCTGTGGACCCCGACACGTATGTTGAGCAGCGAGTGGGATGAGATTTACCGCAAGAGCTCTGAATACAATAAAACAGCCCTTAAACATGACAAGGCAGAGATGTCCGGGAATCCATTGGCAAATATTTTTCTTGATGTTGTTGAAATGACTCCGGCACTGGCTGCCGGGACGGTGGCAGGAATAGCCGGGGGACCAGCCGCGTCGTCGGCGTTTTTCTCTCTGACCGGTTCGGGTGAAGTTTACAATGAGCTGGTTGACAGCGGTGTTGCCCCGAAGATAGCGGCGGGCATGGCGCTGCCAGCGGGCATCGTTTATGGAACACTTGACCGTCTGCCGCTGGGCAGGAGTGCGCTGGCAAAATCTTTGGCAAGGCCGTTGAAAAGAGCAGCATTGCGCACGGCCTTAAAATACGGCGGCCGCGGCTTCACCAAGCTTGGAGGCAAGGGGCTCAAATTTGGAGCGCGTGTTGTGTCCGAATCGCTTGGGGAATCAGGGCAGGAAGCGGTGTTCGTGGCGGCTGATGTCTTGTCGCGCCTGCTGAATGACTCATTTTTGGGGACGAATCTCACTTCAGATATCAATGTGAATGACTACCGCAGGCGCATAACCGAAGCATTTACAAGTTCGCTTGGCCCCATGGCGGTAATAAGCGGGCTCGGCACCGGCAGTGCCCATATGGTGCGCAAACTGAAGCTTGACGGGGCAAGCCGCAACCGGGCAAGGGCGCAAGCTCAATTTGACCGTGTAGCCGAAGCCGGGAAAAATTACGAAGAGGTTTACGGGCAGGGCTCATTCGATGAGGTATTCGAGGCTTACAATGCCGGGAATATTTCACTTAATAAATTGAAAAGGTTCAAGCCGGATCAGGTCAAGGCATACCTTGACAACAAAAAAGCGATAGCTGGCGGGGCAAGCGTGAATATGTTTGACGGCAAGGCGATATTGAATGATTCCGGCGATACGGCGCAGTCGGCTGCCGGATTAAAGGAGATTACCAAGCTTATTGAAAGCGGCGTTGATGACGGCGTTTGGAATTCCGCTCCAATGCAGGACCTTGCCGGGAAATTGACAAAAGAGCAGGAAGGCTTACCGGTTGACGTTCCTGCCGAACCTGACATGGCGGTTCCCGTCAAGGGGGAGGAGATGCCGGGCTTGGAGGCTCAGGAAGGGGTAATGCAGGCACTTCCCCGGGAGCCGTCAGAAGGCGTAATGCAGGACAAATTTCAAGCAGAAGAGACCAAGAGCAACCGTGGAGCCGCGGATGCAGATGTATCTGCCGCGGCAGATGCCGCAACGGAGCAAAAGGCTTTGGCGACCGGTTCTCAAGAAGCTGTAGCCGATAAATCCGGGAATGCCAAGTCCGGGAACTACAGCAGTTTCGAGCAGTGGGAAGCGGGTATTTTCCCGTGGCTGGCTGGGCTTGAGAAGAAGTATCCGGGAGTGAAACCGGCTGCGAAGCACGGCAACTCCCCGGACGCTGCGGGCAGTCACCTGAACTGGAAAGACGGGACGGAAACCAGGCCGGCGTCAAAGGCAGGAAATGATGCCGGTTTGTACCGCGCGGATAAAAGTGTAGGTTTCCATGAAATCAAAGTGGGAAATAAAGTCAAGGCGCTTGCGCTGGTCGAAAAAATGACCGGTACCCGGAATGTTGCATTTGCTGAAAAGCTATTCAACCGCAAGGGCATCGAGGTGTTCGGGCGCTACAAGAACGCGTTCATTGATATTTCAGAGAACAAGGGGAATGTGGAAGATACGGCGCGGCATGAGGCGCTGCATTATGCATATGATTTGTTATTGACAGAATCCGAAGCCAAGAGTTTTGACCGTGCGGCGCAAGCCAAAGGCCTCAACCATGAGCAGGCGATAGAGAAAGTCAATGATTTTGCCCGAGCCCACAAGGGAATATCCGGCAAGCTGAAGCTGATCTCGAACAGGCTGCTGCACAGGATTCAGATGCTGTTCGGTAAAGAGCGCCTGATAGACAAGCTCAATGACATTTACGACCGTGCGCTGTCCGGCAAGCTTGCGAAGCGCGGGGCGACCGGCAGGAGCAATTACGGTCCAGAGTCAGTCAAATACATGTCAGCCACAGACCGCAAAAGTTTAAGTGATCTAATTAAGCGTTTTATTTCAGACCTTGACGGGGTTGAATTCAACGAATCCCAGCGGGGTATTTATGATGTAGTCACTGGCAAAAACACACATTACGACGTGCGTAAAAGTGACCTTGATGCCTTAGATCATTATGTCCGTTTCGGACACGGGAACGACCGCCGCGGCATGGTGCATATAATGAAAGAGCATTACAGCGGCAAAAAGAGCCCGGTGACAGCCAATGATATTATAAATATCGGTGAAATAGTCCGTTCAACAGAGCCTGAAATCAAGCCTGGGAAGAGGAAAAAGAATGACGAAATACATGTTTATGACCAAAACGGTTTATTGCTGGTTGTTTTGAAGAAGGGCAAAAACGAGAAGGTAATCACTCTTTACCAGACAAAAAAAGCAGGACCGGCCGGGGATTTTCACCCACGGAGCACTAAGACTCACACCGATCCTGCGGCAAATATACATGGCGTCCCGGGCGAAGTCAAATCCAATAAAAACCAGGGAGTTGATTGAAGATTTACAGTTGAGTAAGCGGCGCAAAGAAAATTTCGCCGCGGCAAATGACACTTGAGCACCGGCAGTCCCCGGAATGGCAAAAAGGTAACTGGGTATGAGTTAAATACAGTTTTTTTGAGCTTGCATTTTAAAACTGGGTATATTTTTCTCTTGACATAAAATTAAACTGGGTATATAGTACCTTAAAAGAACTACAGGTGGTATTAATGGATACTGAACCGATAGAAGCAACACTCGTTCCTGACGGCGGCGTTAATGCACAGACGCTTGACGGGCTGAGTTCCTATATTTTCAAAGTCATCCAGGAGTACGGGAATGCGCGTACCGAAATAACCCGCGAATTAGAAGCGTGCAAACGGCAGGCGCATAACAAATACAGTGCGGAAGAACTGGCGGTAATCGCCAAAACCGGTGGGTGTTCTGATTTTCAACCGCTGACGAAGCAGAAGATCAATGCGGCAACGGCGTGGCTGTCTGACATATATTCCCAAGCGGGAGAACAGTGCTGGACGCTAGAACCAACGCCTGAACCAGACCTGCCGGAAGAATCGGTTGAACAGATTACGCAGCTTGCAATGGAGCATTATTACGAAATGCAGTCAGATGGGCTTGTCCTGAGCGAGGTAGATGTTTACCAGTTTGCGCGTGACATGCGTCAGGAGTTAATTAACCTGACAGATGCAGAAGCCCGGCGCAAGACGGACAGGATGCGGCGAAAAATGGAAGACCAGCTTGAAGAAGGGGGCTTCTGGAATCAATTTGAACGTATAATCAAAGATTTCTGTACTTATCCTGCGGCGTTTATGAGGGCCGTGGAAAGAATGGAACGGCGCATCAGGGTAGCCGGGGGTAATCTGGAGGAGAAAGATGAGATAATTTTACAGTGGGAGCGGGTTTCTCCTTTTAATGTATTTCCTTCTCCTCACGCCCAAAGCATAGATGACGGCTCTCTTCTGGAAAAAGTAAGATTCAGCCGCGCCGAACTTGACAGTTTAAAAAACTCACCCGGTTACAATGAGGAAAAGATATCAGAAGCCCTCGGGCTTTACGGGCGCAGCGGCAGGCTGACAGACAATATTTCAAGCGACCACAGCGAGCTGCATTCTCAATTCAGCCAAAATTCAACCATTTACGCGGGCGATACAACTGAAGGTATTATTGAGGGGTATGAGTTCTGGGGAAATGTTCCCGGGCGCATGCTTCTGGAGTGGGGAATGGAGAGTACGCTGGATGATACGGCAGAATACGCGATCCATGCCATAATAATCGATAAAATAGTAATTTTCGCCGAAATAAACAGCAATCCCCTTAACAGCAAATTTTATTACAGCGCGTCATACGATGCCGACATTGACAGCATATGGGGGGAAAGCCTGCCTGAGAAATTACGTTCCCCGCAAAAAGGGATCAATTCAACGCGGCGTGCAATGTCAAACAATCTGGCAATATCTTCCGGTCCTCAAGTGATGATTGACAGCAGTTCAATTGACCCGTCATGCGACCCGACAAAGGTTTTCCCGTGGAAGGTGTGGGCTTATGACGGTTCAAAAGCAAGAGGCAGCGGTCAGCCGGTAGGCTTTTACCAGCCCAGTGCAAACCTGGAACAGATTCTGCCAGTGCTAGCCCGCTTTGACAATGAGGCAGATGAATATTCGGGAGTACCGCGTTATATCCAGGGAAGCGCCGAGGGAGCTCGAAGCGGAGCCGCCAGGACAGCAACTGGCCTCTCGATGCTGATGAACGCATCCCAGCGCACCTTCAAAAAGGCGGTGATAAACCTTGACCGGGGCATTCTAGAGGAAGTGTTAAAGGATTTGTACTACCGCAACATGCAGGACCCGCAAGTATCTGATGACTGCAAGGGAGATATGAGGATTGTCACGCGCGGCGTTCTCGGCATGAGCATGAAAGAGCAGATGCAGATTCGGCGTCAGGAGTTTTTGCAACTGGTATTAAGCAGCCAGACGCTGCAGAAAATCATCAAAGAAGACGGCTTGATCAAGCTATTGCGCGAAGTAATAAAAACTCTGGACATGCCCGCCGGAAGCCTGGTGCCGAACGATTCAACGCTGGAAAGGCTTCATGATGAAGCCAGTCAGAGTGAAAAATCAAGTTTTCTTGCGCAGGCGATTCAAGGGGCGATGACGTCCGGCGTGATAGACCAGACCCAGGCGCAGCAGATGTTAATGCTGGCAACCGGACAGGCCCCGGCAATGCCGTGGGGTGGCACCGCACCGCAAATCCATGGGGCGTCCGAATGATAAGAAAAACTCAAGACCAGACGAAAGCCCTGGAGTCGCTGGCAACCGACCCGCGGCTGAAATTTTTAAGAGAAGCATTAGAAACACACATTGCTGATATCGGCAAACGCAATGAAATAGAAATGGGCGTAAACCAGACTTTTGTCCTGAAAGGACAGTGCCAGGCGCTGCGTGACGTTATTGCGTTAATAGAATTTAAAGAATTTAAAGATAGAAGATAGAATTGGTTTTCCAGCCGGACACTCTTGACACAGAACCCGGCTAAAACATAAACAACCAACCAGCCGGACACTCTTGACACAGAACCCGGCGAAGGGACGAGCACAATGAGCAGCAACATTGAACAGTACACAAATGTACCAGCCGCAGTCATGAAACAGCTTGAGGCCGCCGAGCAGGCAAGAGCCGAAGCAGAAGGGCAGGCGGTCCCGGCGGACACTCAGGGAACTGAACCCGTCCAGGCAATGCCGACAGCGGATGGCGTCACCGAGACTGCCGAAAGTCGTGTAATTACTGACGACGGCAAGCCGGGAGAGGAAGCAACCCTGGAGCCGATCCACGACGGTCCACTATCGGAAACTACCGATTCGTCCGTGAGAGAGGGTTCTTACGAGCAAAAGTACAAAACCCTCAAGGGGAAATATGACCATGAGGTACCGAAGCTCCAGAAGGAGAATGAGCAGCTGAGAGGCATAGTCGCAGATTATGCTGATGAAATCCAGAGATTGCAGGCGTCTTCAAAAGAACCGCCGCAACAGCGGACAGCGGAGAATAACGCTAACTTTAATGTTTCCCATGAGACGATGGCGCAACTTGCCAGAGCGGGTTACGATTCTTCTGATGTTGAAGCTTTGATGTCAATCGTGTCTCCTTTGATCAGCCAAGAACTGGATGGACTCAAGCAGCAGGTTTCGCAGTTGAGCAATTCGAATATTGCCGGGTCTTTTGAATCAGCGGTAGATGCCGCGCTTCGGGGGATGGGTGCCGCCGGTTACGCAGAGGTAACGCGCCAGCCGTCTTTCCATTATGCAAGCCGGAATTATTCAGAAAGAGGGATTTCCCTTGGTGAACTGCTTGAAGACATGCGAAGCCGCAACAATCCGCAGGCGGCCGCTGAACTGCTGGCAGATGCCCAGGCTTTAATGATTCGCGAAGGGGCATGGAGCGGAGTTATTCCAGCGGGTTTCCAGCAGGTTCAACCCGGGCAGGAGGCGCAAGTTCCAGCGTCAATTCCATCGCAGTCACATTTGAGCCAACAGCCGATTCCCCAGCCTGCAAGGCCGGTTGCTCCCCACAAGAAACAAACTGTTGCAAGTGCACCAGAAGTGCTCCCGGCGGACTACCTCAAGGCTGCAAGCGAAGCCTTTAGAAAAGGCAGGATCAGCTATGAGGAGTTTCAGAAAAGAAACAAGAGTTATAATCGGGCAATGCAAAATGGACGAATCAGCAATAGTTAAAACCAAAGGAAGCTGATAGTTCAGCACGTCCGACATTGAAACATAAAGGACTAGAAAAATGGCTATAAATCCCGTTGCATCACCGAATAATTTCGTACCTGAGATATGGTCTCTGAAAATGGTTGCGGCGTTGTACGCGCATACCTGTCTTTCAGAAATCTCGAATACGGACTATGAAGGCGAGATCAAGGAAAAGGGTGATACCGTAAAAATCCGTGTAACCCCGCATATCACTATTCGTGATTATGATGCGTCAATAGACCTGGAGTCAGATGAGCCAGCCCGCAACATGGTTGAGCTGCTTATCAACAAAGGCAAGTATTTCAACTTTCCGGCCAACTATGTGGATGTGAAGCAGTCTGATATCGACTATGTCGACAGGTTTGCAGAAAGCGGCGGCAAGGACATGAAAGTAGCAATCGAAAAAGATGTTTTTGCTGCGATTTATGCTGATGCCGCTTCTGCGAATGCCGGGGCGACAGCCGGCGCGGTCAGCGGAGACATCAACCTTGGCATCACTGACACCCCGGTCACGGTTTCCAAGGACAACATCATTGATGAAATCCTGAAAATGGAACTGGTATTGGATGAACAGAACGTTCCCCAGGAAGGTCGCTGGCTGATACTTCCAAGCTGGGCGCACACCGCGGCCATGGCATCAGACCTGAAAAACGCCTCGATTACCGGAGATGAAAAGAGTGCACTGCGTGTCGGCAAGATAGGCAACTTCGCCAATTTCGACATTTACAAAACCAACAACCTGTATGTTGAAACCAACACCAGCACTGACAAGGTGACTAATATTGTTGCCGGTCATCGTGATGCACTCACGTTTGCGACCCAGCTGGTTGTGGACGGCGAAAAGATCAAAGCAGAAAAGCGTTTCCTTGATTACTACCGCAGCCTGAATGTATTCGGGTTCAAAGTAGTCAAAGGCGAATCCCTTGTCCATGCAGTCTGGAAGAAAGGCTGATAGCAGAATCCGCCCCGCCCCGGCGGGGCATAACCTGAACTAATGAGGTAGAAAATGCCTGAAGACAAAAGACGCTACTTGAAGAACATCGAAAACGGCCGCGTATTTGTGTGGAATGCGCACCTGATGGCGGAAAGAACTAAATTTGTCGAATGTAAAAAAGACGGGACAGTGATAGGGCGTCTGGATATCGACCCGGAAAGTTTTTACAAAACCCTTGACGAAAAAGATATCGAACTCAGCGAACTGCAAGAGAAGCTTATCCGCGCTGAATTTGAAAATGAATCCCTGAAACAGAAGCTTCAAGGCGTTACTGCCTGCCGTGAAGTCCGCGAGTCGGAGCTTGTTTCCATGGGCAGAGCTGATTTGCTTGAAGCGGCAAAAGCCGCCGGCATTGATAAAGCTGCGCAGAGCTACCGCATCGGCAAGGAGGCAGAGCTTGCCGCGGCAATTCTCGGCAAGGAATTCAAGGAACAATAATCATGATAAACGTGCAAGAAACAATTGACGAAGCCAGGCATTTGCTGGGAGCGGTTGAGCTTCTCACCTGTTCGCAGGCGTCGGTGATTGCCAGAGCGCGCACCGCGCTCAATGACAACATCGTTCCTTACCGCTGGCAGGATAGCGACTTAAGCGATTGGTGTTCCGCAGGGAATGTGGATATCAGAAACAAACGCCACGATGCCAAACAGACAGGAGTACATGAAGGGTTTGAAAATGCATTGTATTTCTTTGTTCTTGCGCGCGCGTATGAAGTGGATGCCGGAAATGCCAGTGAGAACGGGGGTATTGCGGCGAGTTATCAAGCTCAATATGAAAATGCAATCAATAGCGCCGATTACAGCTACCCGGCGTCTTATTTTCAAGAATGGTTTAATTCCGGCGTCATGGAGATATGGAAAATGCGTCCTGACACCCGGCTTGACTATCGCGGCAGAATGCATGACGGAATTACGGTGCAGGAATTTGAAGGTGAAGTTGAATTGAGTGGAATATTTAAAAATGCGCTGGTTTATTATATTTGCGCAAAGGCCCTGGAAAGCATACCTAGAGACTACACCGCATCTGCAGTCATGCTGGAAAAATTTAAACTGGAGGTATACGGATAATGGAAGTTTTCAGCGAAATGGTACCATTGATAATATTAGACACTCCAGGCGCGCTTGAATTTGCAGTATTGCAATCAATCCGCAAATCTGCGCGGAAATTTTGCAGAGAGAGCGAGGCGTGGCGCGGGGTGAATATTCAAAACACTGTTGGCGGGCAGTCTGAATATGTAATTCCAATTGACTATGACGCCTTAATCTGGCGTGTTATCGAGATCAAACTAGCCGGGCGGACATTGAATCCGTCTGAGTACGAACTGGACGGAGCTAATTCAAAAATAATTTTATCATCCGCGGCATCAAGCGGGAAAGAAAACGGATTTTACGCAAAGTATTCACTGCTTCCAGAGTTTAACAGCAATGAAATGACATATCCTTTTATTGACAAATGGGCGGAAGCGGTAATTTGCGGCGCCAAAGCAGACCTGCTGAAGCAACCTAAAAAAACTTATACAGATTATGAACTATCCTCGTTTCATGAATACGAGTTCAATAAATACATAAACATGGCAAAAACAGAAAACCTCAAAGACGGCAAATCCGTCGACCTTGGGGTTGATTTGTCCGCCGGGAGGGTTTGGTAATGGCTTATGTACCTGTGGAAATCAACATAGATATCTCTCAAAAGCGAATTGTCGGCAAGCGCCCGATGTTTGGTATCCGCGAAATAGCAAATGTTATTTTTACCGGCATTCCCGCCGATATGCTGGAAGGCGGCGACTTCGGCTTTTTTATTTTTTGCAGGGGAACGCTTGTTGCTGCCGCGGAGGCATTTCACCTGGAAGACGGCAAGATGTGCGGTCCGCTTCTGATGACTGCGCCAGTGTTAATAGAGTTGTTTGACGGCAAGAGTGATTACTACACCAAAGAATTGACCGCAGTTTTATGGGAAGGCGATACAAAAAAACTTCTGCTGAATGACACCGTCACGGTGCAGAACAATCCATATGAAGAAGGCATGGAGCGTCCTGAGCCGCTTATTCCAGACGGAGCGATAGGGCTGCTGCTTACGGATATCATTGACAGCCTGGATTCTATTTCGACCGACAAGACCCTTTCCGCGAACCAGGGTCGGGTTCTGAATGATAAAATCACTCAGCATGAGGAAATAACAACGGGCAATCCGCATAGTGTCACAAAGTCCGAAGTCGGGCTGGGCAATGCGGATAACACCGCTGATACGGACAAACCGTTATCGACAGCGCAACAGGCAGCCCTTGCGGGGAAGGCTGATGCCGGCCATAATCATGACGCGGCGTATTCCGCAATAGACCACGACCATAGCGGGATTTATGTGGAACTAGTGGACGGAAAGATTCCAGTTTCGCAAATTCCGACAAATGTAATCAAGGTTTATCTTGTTGGCGACCTTGCCGCCCGCGATGCTTTAGCGCCGAGCGAGGTGTGTGTCGTCCGCGTGACAGATGCCTCGGCAGATGGCACGGTTGAAAGCGGCGGGGCGGTTTACTGGTATGATCCTGCGGGTCCGGCGTGGTATAAATCGTCTGAAGACGAAATGAATGATTTAATAGTTAACTGGGCAGATATTCAGGGCAAGCCAGTTTCTCCAATTGCGGATATTGACGACGCCGTGACCAAGAAGCATGATCACGCCAACCAAAGCATACTTGCTGAATATTCACAGACAGAGACCAATTTAGCGGATGCGGTTTCCAGGAAACACAGCCAGAACACCGATACGGGGACAAGTTCGAACAGTTTTGAGATCGGTGACGGCACAGACGGCGACAAAGAGCTTATTGCCAAGACCGCATCGGCCAATAAGCCCAAAATCAGGTTTAGCCAGACTCAGGCGCGCTGGCAGTATTCGAATAACGGGACTGACTGGAAAGATATCGGATCAGGTGATACGCTTGGGGTAATTCCGAAAGGCGCGTGGAACGAGACCGCAGAATACATTGTAAATGACGGAGTTGAACACTCCGGTTCTTTTTATCGATCCAAAACAGATGCAAACACAGGGAATAATCCTTCCGCCGACACTGTCAACTGGGAATTACTGGTTGCAAGCGGAACCAATGGCACAAACGGGCAAGATGGAACTAACGGTGCAGTGTGGCATTGCGGGGTATCGGCTCCATCGTCCGGCACAGGCGCGAACGGGGATTTTTATTTAAACACTTCCAGCTGCGATATTTTTCAAAAGGTAAATGATGCATGGGGAAATTCTGCCTGCAACATAAAAGGTCTCCAGGGCATTCAAGGCGAGAAGGGAGACCAGGGCGACAACGCTTATCAAGTGTGGATCAATGGCGGTAATACAGGAACAGAGGCTGATTATCTCGCGAGCTTGAAAGGAGACAAAGGGGATCAGGGCATTCAAGGCGAGCAGGGCATCCAGGGAGTTGAAGGCCCGCAAGGCGAGCAGGGTCTGCAAGGGGTGCAGGGAGATGCCGGCGCAGATGGTGTTGATGCCTATGTTTATGTTGCTTTTGCCTCAGATAACATTGGAACCGGCTGGAATACAATCCCGTCAGATACGCTCAAATACCGCGCGGAAATTCATTCTGCGGCTGAATTGACGCCCGTTGAAGCTGATTTTGCGTCAGCAACCTGGGTAAAATACCTTGGCACCGACGGCACAGACGGCGAGAACTTTACTATAGATGCTACCGGACTGCTGTCAGAAAAGAGCACTTATGATGCAGAAGTGTCCGGTTTTTCATTTCTAGCCACAGACACATCCGATTTGTACATTAAGAATACGAGTACTTCCGGGGACTGGTCAGATCCTATTGCGTTTCGCGGTCCGGCCGGACCGGCTGGCGCCGACGGGGAAACCCCGCTGTTTATTTCCGGCTCGTTTACTAACGACGAGCTGACAAACGGGGTCTTGACCATCGCGCACACGCAGGGAGATATAAGATTACCGGGCGTGATTGTCGACAGTTCCGACGAGGCGGTAGTTCCTGATTCAATCACTTATGCGAATAATCAAATCACGGTCGACCTGTCAAGTTTCGGGACATTATCCGGTACCTGGAATTACGCATTCGGGGGCGGAGTTGACGGCAGAATAAACGCCAACCGGAATTTGACGGTCGGTACTTCCGGCAAATCTTCAACCTTCATTACCCGTGACGGCGTAGCCGTTGACAAAGGCAATGGTGCAGTCGGTATTCCTGTTTATCATAATTACATGGCTGACGGCGACTCGATCAAGATTGAGGGTACAGCTAATTATGACGGTACTTTCACCGTGGAAACCGGATCGACAACCAGCGAAATAATTATTACCGCCACTTATGTCGCGGAAACATTCCCAACCAGCAGATCAACGGCTGTAATAAAATACGTCCAGCCGCAAGCTGAGGTTGATGCACTGCTTGCTTTTGTTTTATCAATCAGCGGCAAGGATTTTAATAATTATTCAGCCTATATAAAAATTCGTGATGGATATTATAATCTCGGTTCATCACAGTTGACACTCGGCGATATTACAAATATTACCGATCTGCATTTTGACAAAGAAGCAACCTCAGCGGCGTATACTGACGCTTCTATTAATCCTTGGGACACAGATTTAAAGCCTATTGCACTAGAATCCTCTGCCACTACCAGCACTCTGTTAATTGATGGTTGTGCCGTTAAGTTCTTACTAATCGGGCAAGGCATAGAGTTAAAGAACACTTCCAGCGGTGTACACGGCAATGCTCTTGGAATCTATTCAAGCTCAATTAACGGCTCTTCGCTGCACAGTTGCCGTTTTACTGTAACTGGTTCCAACAACGCACAATCTTGTTTAAGACAGACGCTATCAGCCGGTCTGATTACCGCCTCATACTGCACGTTCTCTGGCGGTTATTATTATGTTGATGGAAGCAGTGTGGCTCTAAGCTATCCTTACTTCCTTGCTCCTTATCCTGTTTATGGGATAAGTTCAGCCAATTTGATTCACACCAGTTCTGCGCCGACAGGCACAACCGCCGCCTATCGGCATAACCCGGGACTCGTATCCCTCAACGGAACATTAGTTTAAGGAGGATTTACTATGCGTATAATTTTTGAAACAGCAACTGGAAATATCATAGACTGGCTTGAGAATGGCAAAGCAACAGGACTGGCAAGCGGCTTGCAGGTCATAAATCTGACAGACTACACTGGAGACAAAACCGAAACCAACATTGAGAACGTTCCAGGCGGCACAGATGCACGGGCAAAGGCAAATACCCGCTTGTTCTATCTGTCCAACCTGATCGACGAGCTCAATACAAAATACAGCGCGGAGGGGCTGGCATTGACTATCAACGATACCGAAGTCGAGGCGTTCGACAAGTTGATCGCGGCGGGCGTTTTGCGCTCAGACGTGCAAACAACTGTCGCTGAAATCAAGCTGGCACACGATGCAATCAAAGGAGGCGAATAAGATGCGAAAAGGTATAACAGAATTTTTAAATTATAATAAGCATAAGCTGTCAACTCCACCGGCAAGCGGCGTTAATCCTCCGGCTGGTTCCGTGTTCATGTGGCACACGCTGGATGGATCGAACAATCTGGTAGTCAATTACAGGCTGCCGGACGGCACGGATAAGACGTTTGCTGGCGGCGCTGACGGGGAAACCCCGCTGTTTATTTCCAATTCGTTTACGAATGACGATCTGACAAACGGGGTCTTGACCATCGCGCACACGCAGGGAGATGTAAGATTGCCGGGAATAATTACAAACAGCTCCGGTGCGGTGGTCGTTCCTGATTCAATTACTTATGCGAGTAATCAAATCACGGTCGACCTGTCAAGTTCCGGGACATTATCCGGTACCTGGAATTACGCCTTCGGGGGCGGAGTTGACGGTAGAATAAACTCAACCGCAACTGTACATGCAGGAATATCCGGTAAACACGGAGCATATTTGGTTGGCGGCTCTGCGGTTGTCGATAACGGTAACGGAACGGTAACATTCGAAGTGTACCACTGTTTTCTTGATGATGGCGATTCAATCAGGATAGCGCATACTGTCAATTATGATGGCGCTTACAGTATAGTCTCTCATACTGACGGTGATTACCATCCAGATACCAACCCGACTGGCAACAAGGGAACGGTAACAATCACTGCAACATATGTTGCGGAAACCTTGCCAAGTGGCGATTCTGAAGCAGTAATGCAGTACGTACAGCCTCAGTCGGAAATCGATAAGATAACATCATTTTTGGCCAATCACAGAAATCTCGATCTGAACTGGTATACTCTGCAGATCACCTTTGACACAGGCGGGTATTATGATTTGGGTTCCGAAATGGTGGAAATAACCAAGGTTCGCAACGGTGTGGTCAAGTTGGATTTTGCATACGAACCGCCTGAAAACGATTACGCCGGCGCAACGACTTACGCCAGAAATAACAAAGTTTTAACTATTAATTCAACAAACAGCCTTGGTGCATTGTATTTGCACGAAATACAGATTTACGAATTAAGAATGTATTATGGAATTGAATTTAAAAATTCAAATGTTCAGGCTGTGTTGATTACCAAGTGCGATATCGACGGAAGTTACATTGACGGGTGTAAGTTTTCAGCAACAGTTCCTGGCTCTGCTTCCGAAAACGCTTGTTTCTATGAAGCCGAAAGTGTTGCGTCTCTCACCTTGTCCGCTTGTGTATTCTCTGGTGGTTCTGCTTGGGCTCGCGGCAATTTTCTAAAGCTGGCGGGGCCTCGATTCGTCTCACCTTATCCATTTTACGGTATTGTTTCAACTTTCAGGTGTCAAACTTCGGTTGCGCCCGCCGGTGCACAAACGGCGGCTTATCGAAGCACAAACGGCGGCTCCGTCTATCTCAACGGCGTAAACCAAATTTAAGGAGAATTTAACATGCGTATAATTTTTAAATCATCAACAGGTGAAATTATAGACTGGCTTGAAAATGCAAAAGTGTCAGGACTGGCAAACGGCTTGCAAGTCGTCAATATCCCGGATTATTCCGGCAATAAAGACGAACTCAACATTGAAGACGTTCCAGGCGGCACAGAGGTACGGGCAAAGGCAAATACCCGCCTGTTTTACCTGTCTAACCTGATTGACGAACTAAACACCGAATACAGCACAGTGGAACTGGCATTGACTATTAATGATACCGAAGTCGAGGCGTTTGACAAGCTGATAGCGGCGGGCGTTGTGCGCTCCGATGTGCAAACAACTGTCGCTGAAATCAAGCTGGCACACGATGCAATCAAAGGAGGCGAATAAGATGCAAAAAGGTATAACAGAGTTCCTTAATTATAATCAGCTTCCACTGTCAACTCCACCGGCAAGCGGCGTTAATCCTCCGGCTGGTTCCGTGTTCATGTGGCACACGCTGGACGGATCGAACAACCTCGTAATCAACTACCGAAAATCAGACGGAACAAATTTAACATTTACGGCAGGCGGCGGGGGCGGTGTATCGACAGCTGTTTATCATTGGGAAATCCCTATATCTACGCCCGGCATAAATTATTCCACTGGAGCTTGGACAAGATTTCCGCTTAATACAGAGCAGTTCTCTAACATAACCGGTGCAGACATTGATATAACCACCAATATTGGTAGAGTCACTTTGCCTGCTGGTACATATAAAATAAGCTCTCACGCGGCTAGAGACAATCAAGGACACATGCATATTAGGGTATACGATATAACTAACTCTGTTACCCTGATTAATGGTCAACAACAACAAGGCGATGGAGGAGTTGTTAGCCATTCTGCAACTATCTTTCTGTCGGGCGTAATTACTCTTGCTGACAGTGCCGACATCGAATTTCAGTATTATACGAATAATGGCACTGACGAAACTTATACAGTTGTGGATGCCGGAATCCCGCGAGTCTCAGCATTTATGGACATAACAAAAATAGGATAATCAACATGTCAGCAATAGAAAAAATTAAAAAATTGCATCACGCAGCATGGTTATATAATTGGAACATACTTGACGCATTCGGACTGGCGGCAATTAATACCGCAATTAGCACTGCCGGCGAAGCCAACGCACCCAAAGCTAAAGCTATCCAGGATTGGAGCCGTGTGATATGGAGCGATTACCGCGCCAGAAAAGAAGCGGTAAGCGCTGGAAATTTCAACGATAATTACGATTTTCAATCCACGGCGAACTTTCTTACGGCTTCTATGAAGCCATGGACGAAGCCGAAGCCGCAACACAATAGAGGAGATGTAACCCATGACCGAACGCCAAAGAAAGATTGTTAACCTGCTCGAACTAATTGCTAATTACGAACTGGAAACATGCGAAAACTTCGGACTGTTGACCGCTGCGGAACTGGCGAATATTTACAATGGCGCTGGTCCTGACTGGATGCCGAAATGGGGCAGAGAGGCTACAACCGCTTTTTTGAAGCTGTTTGAGGCGGCGTTCCTGGTCCATGATGTCGAGTTCCACTATTCAGACAAAGTGCGGCTAACATTCAACGCCGCCAATAAACGCATGTGGCGTAACATGCGCAAGATTATCAATGCGCTGTTCCCGTGGTGGAATCCGTTCACATGGGTTGACCGCACCCGCTGGTGGACCCGGGCATATATCGCTTACAAGGCGTGTGACCTCGGCGGCTGGGGCGCATGGATTGACGGCAACACTCAAACTATTAAAGAATAATCCGAAAGGCAAAGAGGAGAATGGACCAGAAAATAACAGAAACAATTATTACCGGAATGACCAAGGGGGAACTGGCCGCGGTTATATGCATTACAGTGGTCATTATTGGAGTCGCAATCTGGGTGCTTGGTTATGTTATGCAACTGCACCTGAAGCCGCTAAAAGACGTTCCGAAGCAATTAAGTGAAATCAAATCCAGCCTGAAAAGCGGAACTGAATTAAACTTGATGATAAAAACTCAGGTTCAAGATCACGAACTGCATTGTCCGGCAAGGGCAATGTGTCAGTCCCAAAGCCCAAAGGAGGCAAAATGAACAAGCTTTTTGAAATGGGCGGTATTGTGCCGGCGTGTCTGCTGGCGGTCGTGATGGCTGGCTGTGTAGGTACAACCACAATTACTGAATTCGACAAAGACGGAAAAATAACCAGGAAAACGGAGTCTAGAGAGCCCCCGATAATGACGATCGAGAAATCGCTCAAAAATAAAATGGTCGTTATGTGGGGCGACGGGTTGAGGATGTCCGGTTCTGTTTCCCCCGGATCGACTGAAAATCCAATGGTGCATGTCGAAGGTAAGTTTTCTAACGGCAACGGCGGAGCCGCTACAATTCCTAAGGATATGTCCAAAGAGGCAATTGAAGCAGTCGCTAAAGTTATTCAGGCGACTAAATCGAGTGCCAGGATGGGGATAACAGCAGATGGAGTCATTATCAGCGGAAAATCGGACAAGGAAGCAAAGGCGCTATCCGCGGACGGGGACAAGAAAAACTAACCCGCTAATAAAAAAAATGTTCCCCGGCTCCCGTTTTCGGGGATTTTTTACTTTTTTTTGACTTTTTTTCGATTTTTTTGTTGTCTTCAGCCGTTTTGTGGTTTGACAAGGTGCAATATGACACATAAATTTTAAGCGTTCTCCCAAAAGCAATATTAATAAACAAGGAATTTGTGATCAATGGGTTACAAAGTACGTGAAGAGAAAATTGCAACATCGAAGACAGATTTTTACACAGGAGAGGGGAAAATGAAAGACTCAGGAATCAGCGAGAAATCGGAGCGAGAGCTGGACTCCATGCTGGATGAAATTATTCTTAAAACAGCAAGGGACCGTTTCAAAAAAGCTTGCGCCAAAAATAAAATAACAGAATTTCAAGTCTGTGCAATTGATCCTTCAACTGCCGAAGGCTTGATTCAGCTGACTGTTGCAGTCGAAGCTTAATTTATTTTATTTAATTTAATTTAATTTTTTTCACTTGTTACATCTGGGGGAGTCTATGCTTTCTGAGGAGTCTTTGACGTCTATTCGCCACACAAAAATAAAAATAAATAGCGCCTTGATTTCTTCTTCTCTTGGCAATAAGCAGCTTTTTAAGGCAATCAGTTCTGCACAGAAGAAGATAGTAGAAGAAATAAAGCGTATTCCATTTGCTTCTTTACTTATGTTTACTTCCGACTTCACAAAAAAGCGGATTGAATTAAGGGAATTTACAGAAGAAGCATTGGAAGAGATGCGCTTATCTCAAATAAAAGAAAACGTAAATAAAAGCCTAAATTGGTTGAAGACGCGTCGCAGAATAAACGTTCTCCGTTATATTGTAGATCATTTGAAAATTAATTGCGAAGTTGTCAATGGGTACTTAAATTTATCAGATGCAGATGACATAAAAATTAAGGAGTATCTGCATGACCGGATTGACAAAAAAATTCCCCGTAAAACTGTTAGCGACTTGTCTCCGCTTGCCGGGACTTGCGTTTTTCGCTCAATAGAAAAAGACCCCAGCACATGGCATTATGAAATTTTTGTAAAAAGTCTGGAAAGCAGCTGGCTGGAAGGCGATTATAACGGCGACATATCCCATGCCGATTGCATTCATATGGTACTTGCGCACGAGTGTGCGGAACTTATCTTCCAGCTGAATAAAAGAAAAGTAAAAGATGTGGCTGGAAAGAATTATTCCCCTGACCAGGAAATTATTGTTGGCGAATATTTTGCAACTGAAATAGGCGTTGGTTTATACTTACATCATGCAACCAGGCATAAAAAGATGCATAGAGTACCTCGTTACTATACTAGTAAGGATAATAAAGAGGTGCTGCTCAGTGTTCTTTTTGAGGCCATAAAAGAATCTAAAAAGTATCCCATCCATTCAGAAGAAGAATGGAGAAAGGCCTTGAGTGATTCAATAGATAAAGCAATTGAAAGCATCAATAATACATTTCCTAATTTCTTGCGCGAGTGTCCACTTTTACATCGTGTTTTAAATTGCCCGTCAGGAACCGCGCTAAAATGTCCTTCTGGAAATACTTTAAAAGATACTTGTGAATATCGCACTTCTCCAATATATTTAAGAGATGAAAACAATACAGTTTGACAGTGAATTTTTTGCCCCAAAAGCCGGGACAGCCCCGGCTATAAAAAAATGTCCCCGGCGCAGGATGGAGCGCGCGGGGATTTTTTTTGTCTTGACAACATAATATTTATACTTCCAGACAGTATCAGACATCGCGGATTTGAGAGTGCGGATATTATTTTTTATAGATATTTTTTCTTGCCAGGACTTCCAATAATGATTCTTCTGTTCCAAACAGGCTATAAGAGCTTATGTTCATCAAGTCCAGTTTATTTAAGACTTTTTCTTTTTCTGAAAATGGTATTTTATAATGAGTCAAAGAATCCTGATTTAGATATGTTTCTCCATTAACAAACACTTCCTCATGGGAACAGTATTCAAAGTCATCTTTTTTTTGTTTCAGGCAAATAGTGTATTCACTCTGCTGAATATAATGTCTTCTGTGAGTTTTTATAGTTGGGCCTATACTCTCGATATGAGCGTCTTTCATAGAATGAGTTTTGCCTTCTCCTTGGTATTCCTGATAACAATAAATACTGACATTATCCACATTTTCGGCGCTGTTAAAAGCAAAATAAGCTGCAACATATGGAGAACGCGTCCAGTCTAACAGCGGAGAAGGGAAACCAAAATGTCTCAGATAGGCCATAAACTCATAATTAGGGGGAAGGGTGAATGGTGCCTTTTTGTATTTGTATTTTTCAACTTGCCAATCTTTTCCGGTAAACGAACCAACAGCGCTTTTTATTACGTTGAGCAAATGATTATATTTGCTGAAAGTATACTCTTTTTCAGTGAATCTCTCAAGGGTTGTTTGCAGTTTCCAATCAGAATCCGCTTGTCCACGAAACAGATAATCGGAGAAGGCTGGACCATGAGAAGCTATTTTTTGGCGATTATCTTCTATATTTTTGTGTACAATATCTTCAAAATCTTCCCATGATTTTAATTCTATTTCATTCATAACGTGTATCCATATAAATATTCATTTTTCGCTGTATCCCGGGCCTTTGCCGACTGACCTTATTATTCTTTCTTTCAGGTAAACAGCAAAATCAAAGTTGCCGTTTGAAGTTATTACTTTCCCTTCTTCTTCTTTCCAGAAAATTGTATTTTTCTGTTCAATATCGAAGTGTCTTCTAGAGGATGAATCCGAGTCGTCTTTGCATGTCATTATAACTTCTTTTCCTTGACCGCTGGCAAAGCCGGCTTCATAATAAACGCCGCCACGAACACCGTTTTTAACGCCGTTGTCGTCAGTACTCTCCGGGGCACAACTGAAATCAGCAATAACAAATTTTGAATCATCGATCATATTTAAAACTTTATTCATAATAAAATCATTGTGATGCTCCTCGTCAACAACCAATAACTTATATCCTGCCAGTTCAGCGCCGAGTTTTGCCGCTGCTCGAAACGATTTGGTCGTTTCATTAAACCACATTGCTAAAAAAGCTTTTGCTGAATGTTCCTTGTATTGCTCCTGGAGTTCCGCAATACGAGTCCAACCTTTGTATGTCAGGGAACCTAGTTTCTTTTTGTCTTCAATAGCAATTAGGTTATCTTCTGCCATATACTCCAATATTTTACGAGCCTTATCTTCATCTTTTGCAAAGAGTTTGTAAGGTAAAGTTTCATTTATCTCAAAATCGCCAAATGGATCCAAGCTTTTATGTCTACTTAAATTTAACAATCCACGCTTAAAACGATCTATTGGATCGTCCGGAAATTCTTTAATAAAATCTTGCAACTTGATTCCGGTATCATCCGCACGTGAATCTAAACATAAAATTATGTCCTTAACTCCTTTTAAATTATATTCCTGCACCAGGCATGATGCTTTAAAAAACGCATTATTCAGACCAACTTCTTTAAAAATATCGCTAACTTCATTCGGTTTTAAACTAAAAAATTTCGGCAAATTGGTATCTATACTGTAAGTTCCGCATCTATCACAGATATAATTGCAAGTGGAATTAGCAAGGTCAACTTTTTTTTGAGCTTGACGTTTACAAAGAAAACAATTCATTATTTATCTCCTCTTAAAGCATAATAATACGCTTTTATTTTTTATACGCAAAAAATTACACTTTTAAAGTATATTTCATTAACAACACTTGCAAATTCCTTTAAAAAAAAACAAAAAAAAGCCGGGGGTTGCCCGGCGTGAGTGAATGATTACTTATCCTTAATAATTTTTTGCCTGCCTGCGGGGCATATTTCCATGTTTATGCTCTCTTTTTTTCCGAAAATCCTTTCCCAGTTGTTCCGGAATTTCTTGTCATCTCCCGGCCTGCGTTTATCGCCTTTGCCTGCCATTTGCTTAATTCTCCTCACTTTTCAGTTTATCGTACTGCTGGATTCCCCAGACGATGGCGAACAAACACCACTCGAAGTGATATGTGTATTCTTTTACTCCGCAGCTGCCTTCCGGCCGCGCTTCAAACTCTTTGTCTGCCGCATCGCAGAAGAACTGTTTTGAATATTTTTGAGCGCTCTCGAACTTTGAATCAGCAACGAGTTTTTCATGCCAGTAACCAATATTGACCGACAGCTCGTCACGCCGGAAAAACTCAAACATATCCGTCAAGCGGCTGAACACATATGTTCCCATATCGCCGCTGATACACAGATGTTCCGGCCATGTGGTGATCTGGAAATAACAGTTCCTGTTTTCCGGTTTCTGGAAGTGCAGACTCCGCACGTTTCCGAAATCCGCCAACACCTGCATCTTATGCTTCTGGACTGTATCCAAAAAACTCTCTGCGGTACATTTTCCGCTCATTTTACTTTTTCCTTCCTGCTTCTTAAAACTTTATTTTTCTGTTTATTGTTTTAAACTTCTTCTTGCTCATCCTCAATCACTCCTTTATTTTTCGATAATTTCAATTACAGCATATCGAACAAATCAGGGTGATCCATTGTGCATAATCCAGCCTTGTAGTCGAGCAATATTTTAAGCATTTTTCCGGCAAGGCGGTCGTTTGATTTTTCGCAATATTCAATTGCATTTGCAAGTCCGGCATTGAGCGCGCTTGCTCTGTCTGGGTGCTGAATGCGGTTCCAGATGCCCGGACAAGCTCCGACTCCACACTCTGCCAGCCTGATGCTTTCATCAACCGCCCAGCGCCCGTCGGGGGCTCTGGCAAGTTTTATTTCACAATGGGTATAGGTTCCTTTAAGCTTCGGCAGTTCGACGGTTTCGCGCTCAAACTTGAACCTGTCAAGCATGGTTTCATCTTCGTTCAAATCTTCCGGCAGAAATCCCCAGAGCCTGGCAACTGCCGCCTCGCGCTCGACACTGTATTTCGTGCCGTATATGTTGTTTATGTGGTTAATGCAGTCGTTGATTGATATAGTTCCGTCCGGCAGTAAAACCGGATCGGGCATTTTTGAGTCAGTCATATCTCCTCCAGCAATTTTAAGCGATTTTAAACTTTTATACGTCCAGAGCTTCTATTAGTCCGCCAAGTCTTTTTTTATGGCCCGGCTAACATGGCTTATTAAGCGTTATCTTTCTCAGGTCCTGACCGCCGAAAAGAACAAACGTGCACATTTCATGAAGCCGTGACAAAACACGGTCGCCGTAACGGTCACGAATGCCGTCTGGCGGAATATTGCTGGTAAAGATTGTCTTTGCGCCTCGATTCTCGAACAATGCATGCCGGATATGGATAATTTCAGCACCAGCTTCAATGCGTTCGCCAAAATTCACCAGCTGCTTTTCATCTCCGAGGTCGTCAATTATCATGTCGTAACAGTCGCCAACCGGGGTGTTTATCGCCCGTTCGAGTTCCTTGATTCCATCCCGGCGGATTTCTGCCAGGCCTGCCGCATTTTTCTTCTGCCAGCGAATGAATTGCGTCAGGGCTTTAGCGTGGAATGTTTTTCCGCGTCCAGTCGGGCCATACAGGAACAGTCCCCGTTTAGCGATTCCCAGCCGGTATTGCGCCATCCACTGCCACAGTTTGAAGCCGCCGGATTGCGCCTCTGCAAGCTCTGTGTCAAATCCGCGCTCATTGAGCTTGCGGTGATAGTAATTCTCGTAATACTCAAGCATTCTGGAGTCGTGTTCAGAAGTCGGTTCTTGTTTCAACCTGTTCATACACTGTGGAATCATTTCTGTGATGGTTCGTGGGTTTGGCATTGTCGTTATCTCCTTTTCGGGTATCGGTGATATTCTTCCATTGACCGGCGATTGCGCTTTTCAGCTCCTGCTTGCGTCTTTCGGCTGGAATCCGCAAAAGCTTTTCGATTTGTCCGTCCTGCGCGTGGCAGGTCATTGTGCCGTGAATCAATTCGTAAACACACAGCCAGTTGATGAACAGATTTTTGATTTCCCCGGATTTGATTGATGTTTCCATAGTTTGAGAAATTGGAAAGGAAGGACAATTTTCTTTTGTTGTATTTTCTTTTATTTCTTCATTCTCCTTTCTCCTTTCTTCTTTCTTATTAGCTTTTGTTTGCTTCTGTGGCCTGCCTCCCTGTTGTCCCGCAAGCCTCTTTTTTTCGATGAACTTGTCGTATTCCAAAAGCTGGTGTTTTATGAATTTTATGCTCAAAAATCCGTTTTCTTCCTGAATTATGTCTAATTCTTTAAAGAATGCTAAAGCATCTGAAAACACTTGCTTTTGCGTGTTTATTTTTCTGTGTAAAAACTGATCATTTTTTAATGCACCATTTTCCGCCCAAATCCTGACGACCAGTTCTATATAGACGCCTTTTTCGGAGACTGACAAAAGCTGTACTTTTCCTTTCAGCCAAGCCAGTGCATCAAATTTAAAGAAAGGCAGTTTCTTTTCCTTAGCCATCTTTCACTCCTTGAATTTCAAGCATGACTCTGTCAGCGGAGGTTTCTTGTCCGCCTGTTCCGGTTTTATTGTATTGCCGCAGTCAGGCTTTATTCGACCGCATGGGCAACGCGTGCGCCCTGCAAGGTTAGCTGCTCCGCATGCGCATTGCCACATGTTCAGTTGTGCCGGGTTAAACCGCATTTTAAATTTCCTCCAGTGCCCGTTCTATTTCACGGGTTGACTTGTTATTGTATTTTTTTACTATTTCACGAATGGTGTCAAGCTTTTTTTCAAGCCTGTAGTTTTCGTTGATCAGTATCAGCATGGGGTCTGACTGGTCGGTTATGAAGTCGAGCCCTTCAATTTCTCCTGCCGGAACATTCAGCTTGCTTTTTTGATCTTCCAGCCAGATAACGCAGCTCAAAATTATGTCTCTCAACTGCAAGTCAGTGTACTTCTCCATGCCGGTACTTTGTGACATGGTGATTATTTCTTTTCCTGTAGTTTTTTCGAGTTTTTCGGATTTAACTACAAAGCGTTTTGCGTTGTAATTTTTTATTGCAAGCTCTGCGAATTTAGCTCGTGATTCGTATAAGTTGACTGCGTCCCAGCGGTCCAGCCAGTCAGCGGACAGGCGGAATTTGACTGTAGAGTTCGGCACAATCAATTCTCCGGCGCGTCAATTATTTTTTTCATGGTTTTGTCCTTTATTTAGGTTAAAAACCCGCCAGCGGTTGAGTATCCGGACTCAACGGCAGCTGTATAGGAGGAGCTTCTGCCCTGGTCGCTTACGGCGGGTCAACTCCTGAATAACCTCAGGCGGTTAAAAAGGGATATCGTCCTCAACGTCTCCAGCTGGCGGCGGAGTATAGCGACTGTCGTAGCCTTGTTGTGGTGCCTGCTCTTGCTTAGGCGATAAGAATTGAACATTCTCGGCAACAACATTAAGCTTCTGCCGCCTCTGTCCAGTCTGCTGGTCTTCCCATTGCTCAAGCTTAAGCCTGCCCTCGATCATCGCCTGCGATCCCTTGGAGAGGAAGCGCCCGCATGATTCGGCAGATTTGCTCCAAACAACGATGTCGACAAATGTTGTCTCTTCCTGCGGTTGCCCGTTTTGCGTGAACCTGCGATTGACGGCCAGTCCAAATTCACAAACAGCCGTACCGCTGGAAGTGTAGCGCAACTCAGGCTCTCGCGTCAGGTTGCCGATCAGTATTACTTTGTTGAGTGATGCCATGTTGTACTCCTTTAAAAATCAATTTCATTAGGTTTTGGAATTGCTATTCCCAATTCAACACTCGCCCATTGTCTTAGCTGGCTCAGATATTTTTCAAATTCGACAGAGTTTAAAGTTGCTGTTGACCTGGTTATTCTTATTTTATCGCCATGCCAAGGCAGAAAACGGCGTTTAAGCTCGTTATGCAATTCTTCTAAATCATCAGGCAAGCGATATCCGCAATAATCTCCAATCATCTTTATGACAATGCCCCAATAATAACGGTTTTGTTCATTTGATCGGTTCTTGCGGAAAGGTTTGATTGAGACCACAACACGTTTGCCTATCAGCAACCGCTGATGCGCAATAACAGCCTCTCTGTCGTCAAAATACAGGACGCCGTTTTCTGCAACTTTACCGTTGAATTTTGGAACGTGTTCAGCCATTATCAGTCTTCCTTTTTAAGCGTCATAAAATGGCTTTCTGCCTTCATCATCGGGACTTTGCCGGTAATTATGTTGTGTTCTCGGCACACTTCACACATTCCGCACGGTTCCGGTTCCACTTCCCCGTTTTTTAGAGCGGTTATTCTCGGCATGCTGGATTCAATGAAGGCGAGTTCTTTTTTTATCCTGTCTTCGTTATCAAAAGCAAAAATGCCTATATCAGGCGGGGTTTCTTTTGAAATAGCGCCGATCATTGGCAGGAATTTTTCACCAGTGGCAATACTTAGTACTTTTTGGTAAATAGCCATTTGTACCCAGTAGTTACTTGCTTCATAAAACGGTACACATTTCCGGCGTTCCAAAGTATGTTCACTGTTTCTTCGTCTTGATTCTCTTCCAAGCTGACTGTAATAAAGATTCATCCAGTCATATCCCAAAGATTTAACGTATTTCAAGTCAGTGAAAAACTTTTTTTCCAGATTGATGTTATCAACCCTGATTAGCCATTCAACGCCGAACATTTCTACTCTGTACTCAACTTCCGGCGTTCCTTGAAAAAGAGCCATGAAACTTTTTATTTTTTCTGCTTGCCTTGCGTTGTTCTGAGCAAGCTGAAAGTCGGCATAAAGATCGCCTTTTTTAGTGTGCAGTTCGTCATGATGCTTATCAATGAATGCTTCAAAAGATGGCTTGCCCTCAAAGTAAGCATGAATGAAGCGTCCAATAATAAACACCTTTTTATCAGGCTCTTTATATTCACGGGTGACATGCTTTTTATAAGCAGCAAGTTCACATCCGCATGCAAAATCTTTAAACTGACTTGTGGACATATTGGGTTTTGCGGTGTCTAACATTTGCAATCTCCAAACTTGTCAAGATTTTTTAATATGTAGCCTTTTGTTTTTGGCTCTAGATTATCAACGCTTTTAATTCCTTTGGTTTGATCGGGATATTGTTTAGACAACTTGGAAAGAATCATATTGGGATTGTATCCTTGTTGTCCTAATTGCGTTGAGAGTGGCGGTAGAGTTGATTGTTTACTTGTCTGTGTTTTTTGTATTGGAGGCGGTTGTGTATCTGCATCTTTTGCATCATCGATACAAAATAGTCCATTTAATGCATATTTACGTGCATAGCTTGAAGCCGCACCGGTTATCTGGCTGTCATCCATTCCTTTTTTTGTCTGGGGATGCTTTGCAAAGCCGGTGGCTGACTCGGTTTCACCATCTGCTTTAATCGTAGCAGTTTCTTTTAGAAACAGGCAACCGCCAATTTCTACAACATCAGATGATATAATTAATTGGGCATTATTCTCTTTAAGCAATGGTTTTGCCGCTTGCAGTATGTCTTCGCAACTACGATAACGGTATTTTCCAAACTCGTTATATTGGTTTTTAGGAGCATTTAACTTTGATTGAATTTCAATTAAAGCTTGCATTTCTCACTCCTCAATGACCTTTATCAGGTCGGTTATGGTGTTAATGTCTTCCAGCTGCTCGTCGGTCAGCAGGACATCTGCTTTATCTTCGAGCTCCATTGCGAACTCAATTTTTTCCAGACTGTCGATCCCCAATGAATCAAAGTTTGTTTCGTCCATGATGTCGTCGGGATCAACGTCGAATTTTTCAACGAGGATATCTTTTATTGTCTGGCGCAGGTTCATGTTCCCTCCTTTTAGGTGTTAAGTTTAGCCCGTCCCCGTATGTGTTCGGGTCGTCGTCTATTATATTGGGGTTGAAGCCGAAATCTCTTATATCCGCTTCCTCAAAGCTCGAACGGCGTTTGAAGCATGAGCCGTCTTCCTCAGGGAAACAGGACGGCAGGCCTTCATGTTTGCATCTACTGCACGGCATAAGTAGCCGCCAGCAGGATTCCGGCAAGGATCAGGCATACCGCGACGACTACGGCGCTGAATTCCTGACTTTCGGCGGTGCGTCCGCACCCGCCTTTGACCGGCTGATATTCTTTTGCTTGCTGGGTCATGTAAACAGCCTCCATATTATTGCGATTATTCCCATTTTTATTGCTATAGCTCCGAAAAGCTTAATTAATGTGTTTTGGAGAGCTTCGCGTTTAATTGCTGTTTCCAGGAATTCAAACCCCTGCCTGTTTTCCGGTTCGCTCATGGGGAAGATTTGCTCCATTGTCATTGTTGATTTTCCATGTCAGGTGAATGAGTTGGTGATTCCATTCTTCGCTGATCATTCCCTTGGCGAGAAGCCAGCGCACGTCATCCTCTGGAATGTCGTAAAAGACAAGTGAGGCTGATTCATCGCGTATGGTCTGGAAGCGGATGTAATGCACCTTGCTTTGTGCCGCATAGAGGCAAGCCGCTTCGATAAGCGCCCGCGTTTCTTCATTCATAGGGTCGAGAATTTCTTGAAGCTCTTTTTTAATGTTTTCTATCATTATTGTGTCCTTTCTGGAGTTTTAACCATACCAAGCAGAATGTTTTCACGCACGTATGTACGCCCGTTCAGCACTGCTTTCAATTCTGGTGTTTTTTTGAACATGTTATAGATATTTGTTGTGCATATTGAGTATTTCTCACGTATTTGCCGTACGGTGAGTAACCGTTGTTCGGTGTGCAAATAGAAGTCTTTGCGGAACTGATCCCAACCGTAGCCGGGAGTTCCTTCGACAATTCCCTTGATTAATTCGCTGGTTTTGTGCATTTATGCCTCCTTGAACAGCCGTTTGTAGATTGCGGCTGGTTTTTCGTCTTTGAATCTGTAAAGTTCGATAATAAAGCGTCTGCCTTTTTCGGTAGTTTTCAGGAGTTCACGGCTTTTGTTTTCGCCGGTGCTTTTACTCTGGTAGGCAAATGTATCAATCCCGAACAGCCCGCAGTCATTCCAGCTGGCGTAAGGATACCAGCGTGTACCTTCTCGATAGATAATCTGCTTATAATGGAGAAATCTATTCAAGGCAATAGCGGAAATCTGTAATTGCGCAGCTGTGACCTTAAGCGGCTTAAGCGAATCGCTTTTGAGGACTGCCCTTGTGTAGGCTGCATCAGGCAGGAGCGCTTCGTTTTCTGCTTTGAGGTTTTCAATCTGTGTTACCGCTGCTTTCAGCAACGGCAAAACGTCCTGGGTTTGTTCCGGGATTCGGTAAACGCCGTGTCTGCGGATTGCTGGAAGAACATCATCCATTACCCAGTCTTCAAATTTTTCCGCATTTGGCTTTTTGGATTTTGTAATTAACCGATAAAGATTTGCTTCATTGATTATTGTAACTTCCTGTCGTCCGCCTGATGTAAGGGTGTCGCATTTCGCTACACCCTTTTCTTTGCAATGTCTTGCTAAAGCATCGCGCGGATTAGCGTATCCAAGAATATTACAAATGTCGTTCATGATAAACCAGGGTTCATTGTTCCGGTCAACGATATTAACCGGCAATGCTCCAAAGTTAAAAACTTGTAATTCTTGATTCACCGTGTATATTCTCCCTGCTATATTTTTTTAGCCCTATTGCAGTAGGGTTGTTTGGTAATCCGGCCTCCATCTTACGCCTTTGCGCGTTTTTACGTTGAGAGATATAACTGTCTCTCCGAACCGGCAGTGCTGCGATTGTCAATGAGCGCCCCGCTTTGGCGGGGTTAATCTTTCCAATGCGCCAGACTGTAACCAATCCGGCGACTTGAGAAGATTAAATTCTTTCCATCTGTTCTTTCATTTTACCAAGGACACGAATTATTGTGGTATAGTCATAGAACATTGCGCATCCTATCCGCTTGTTGTCTTTATCGCCTTTTTCAATACTGTTTCCTGCGTAAGTGTGATATACTGTCAGGCGGATATATGATTTACTTACTTCAACTGCTACCCCAGCTTTACCCTTATTTATCTTGTCCGCGAGGGCTATAATCTCTTGTTTTTGTTCGGTGGTCATTGGTTAGTTTGCCTTTGCCTTTCAGCAGTTGTATAAATTGTCAGTAGTCCAGTACTTTCTTTTCATCAGGCACCAATTAACCAACGGCAAACAGTACCTTTTCCGCGATAAATAGTCTGCTTTGTGTTGTAATAATGAATCAGTGTAAAACAACATTTGCTTTTAAAGAATTCATCAAGCCTGTTAAAAACTGAAACAATCAGGCTTTCTGTTTCAGTTGTAGCCCTTTGCATTTTCATTATCCTCCTCTATTTGCTTGATGGCTTTGATGATTTATTTGTACAACTTTTTGTTGTGTTGTGGCGTTTTAAAAAATCTCGAATAGCCCACCGAATAACTGTTGATACGGATGTTTCTTCTTTGATGGCTATGGCCTCTAGCTCGTTTTTTGTTTCTGCCTCAATTTTTCCGCTCAACGGCACCAGGTTTTCCATTGTTTTATTTCTCCTTTTTGTTTATGAAAACATAATTATTCTAACAACATTTTGTTGTATAGTCAAGTATTTTTTTGGAATAATTTGCATTTTTTTGTAATTGGTTGTATTATTGTTGTATAAGAGGAAATAATTGCGAGGTAATATAATATGACAGAATTTGGTAAAAACTTAAGACACTATAGAGAAAAGGTCGGATTGACGCAGGGTGAACTAGCAGACAAACTAGGGATTACTCAGCAGTCTATAGCCGCATATGAATCAGGAACAAGAAAAGCGAAATACCCAAGACTTATTGAAATATCTAGAATCCTTAACTGCAACCCAGACGACTTAGATCCAGTGTATAAATTTTCAGACGTTCATTACTGCCCTTTCCCGCGCGGATGTCCATTTGACAACGATGATATGCTGCGAATTTTTAAATATCTCTCTAAGCCGGAGAATAGGGCGGAGAAGTATCAGATATTAAGTAAGGCGATTGCCGCTTTAGCTGAATCCATAGGCAAAGGTGACGGGGGTGAATAG